GCTTAACAGTAGCAACAGCGTCTGGTGTGAACACGAAGCCACGGATACGAGCAGCGAGAGCCACCATGTCTGCACCATCTACATCAGTAGTAGGCAAGTCATAGTGAGTCGCACGGCCTGAACCAGCAGTGTTAGCCAGAGGTGCGTTGTCTGATGTTACACCTTCTCCAGCACCAGCAGCAAGTGCGGTGTAGAGGTTAGTTACATCGGCATGGTTTGACATATAAACAGGCATACCAGCGATTGAAGGTACAGTTGCAGAAGCAATAGAGCCTTCACCACCGAAGTCACGGTTCATGTAAACCAGCTTGTTACCGTCAGTCACATCAAGCAGTGCATAGTACTGGTCTGGTGGAAGCATTACTACTGCGCCATCAGTCGGTACGTTCTTCTTCTCCATCTCTTTACGAGCGTTGAAGATAGCTTGTGCGATGTCGGTTGCTACTAGATCGTCAGCAGCGTTGTCACCGATTACTACGTTGTCTGTGAAGTCTTCTTCAGTGAATGATTTGTAGTCCTGAATTAGACCAGCAGCACGAGCAGCGTTGGTTGACAAAGAAGCCTTAACCAGCATACGAGCTACGTTACGGTCAGCTTCGTTAGCCAATGCAATACCAGCTTCCTTTGAGTAGATTGAGCGAACATCGTAGTGGTTGATAGCTTCGTCAATATTAGCAATGAACTGTGAGCTAATCAGCAGATCATCAATACTAACGATGCGTTCACCAGCACGAATCTGACCACCAGTGATTTCATTTCCGGGGGTTAGATACTCAGCAGAAGCACGGCCTGTCATTGGGAAGGAAGCAGACTTTCCTTTTGAGATTGTGCGAGTACGCACTTTGTCCATGATGACTTTCTTTTCCTCAAATGCGGTGAGAACTTCACCAGCATAGAGTTTGAGAAATAAATCACGAACATCACCTGTGTTATTATTTTGTCCCTGAAAGCTAACGCTATATGCAGGGTTTGAAGCGGCAGAAGCCATAATATCATCCCTTTCTAAAAGATAATGTTGAGTTAATTGTCTCAGCACTACCAACACGTCTTGGCCTAGATTGTCCCTCGCAAGGGGTCAGGGTTATTTTAGTCAGTAATAACTTGAGGTAGGGTTTCCCCTTCTAAGCACACCCATAGTAGATGTGTTTAGAAGGAGAGGGGGAACAAGTCCCCCAATCCAATGCAACATTTAGAACAGACTAGAACGAGCCAACTTATCAGCGACTTGTTGCCTGTAGGCAGGGTCTTTAGCGTATCTAGGGTCACGCATAGCAGCAGTTAATTCTGCATTGCTTTCAAACTTCCCACCAGAGGACACAGCACCAGTACCTCCTTGAAGGAGATTAGGTTCAGCCTCTGAACGATAACGTGCATAAAGACCTTGTACAGCAAACCTGATATTAGAAGGGTTCTGTGAGTCTACTGCTGCATTAAAGGCATCTATTTCTGATTCAGGTAGATTGTTAGATGCCCATTGCATAAGCTCAGAATACTGTTCCTGTCCACCCACAATAGAGTGCATCTCTGCTTCTACTTGTGAGGACAGAGCGTTCTGACCTTGTATCCAACTATCAACAAGAGTACGAGAGAAGCCAGCTTCTTCCAATGCTGTATAAGCATCATCTGAAAGCTCACCGTTATCTAAATATTCCTGTTGAAATACATCAAAGTCCAGCCCCTTGGCATCTAGGGCTTCGGAAACTTCAGAGCTAGTCTGTTTTACCTGTTCAGCTAGTTCATCTGTTTCTTGGGTCTCTTCTTTACTACCCTTACCAAGCTTGCTCTCTAATTCTGAGTAAGCCTTTGCCATGTCTTCTGGACTCTTAAATTTTTCAGGCAACCAATCAGGACGATCAGAAGGTGCTTGACCTTCTACCTTCTTCAACATAGCATCAATATGCTCTTGTGATTCTGGTGGTTGTTCTTGATGTGTGTTCACTGATTCTGTCATTCGCTAACTTGCTCCAATGCCTGACGTATTTGGTCAGGGTCTATGTTACCAGCTACTGCTGGGGCTGCTCTTTGTGCTGCTCCCATAGCTGTCTGTTCCAACATTTGTTGTTGCATCATTTGTTGTTGAGCCATTTGTTCTTGCATCTTCTGTTCCTGTGATTTAATCAGACCAGAAGTATCAATCCCTAGAGAAGCACCAAGACGGTCAATGTAGTCATTGATGTTCATCTCACTAGCAATAACTTCAGCCCCTAGTGGCTGTAGATACTGTAGGAAGGTTGCAAGTTTATTAAGGTCTTGACCTCTACCAAGTGCCTCAATACCAGTAACAACGGTAGGCTTAACGCTGTCCTTAGGCATCTTAGGCATTTTATTCTGCTTTTGCAGAGAGTTTAGTAGGAGGTTAATTAGAGGAAGCTGAAACTCCTGAGACAGAATTGAGTACACACCACCAAGGGCAGTCTCAAGTTCCTGTGCCATGAAGCGAACTTCTTCTGCTGTCACTCGCTCTGCTGCTCGTTGTACTGAACTGTTCAACAAGAAGGCAGCAGCCATGCGGTCATTAATCATACGCATAGTTTCTAATGCTACACGGAAGTCTGCTGCTTTCTGTACCTGTAGGGTAGATACATCATTAGCATCACCATTAAGGAACGCACCATTGGGTGCTTTAGTAAGGTCAGTAGACTTTGTTGTACCATTAGGACGAACAAGAAAGAGTACCTTAGAGGAAGCAGCACTACCCTGCACAATAGCACGAGTAAGTGACTCAAGGCTTCTTAGGTCTCCTATGTATTCTTCTACATACCCACGTCCGTAATCTTCTCCATCTATACGGATGAACCGAAGAGGGATAAATGGGTTTGTGTCATCTTTATATGTTCCCCTAGAGTTAGGGACTTCTATACCAGCAACCTCTTGAAATACATCAAAGCCTCTATTAGTCTTCATAAGCTTTGTATAAAGGTCTAGAGATTTAACTGGGGTTTCTGATTGAGGCAGCATCGCCTGTACTTCCTCAGGAAGCATCATGGGTGATACTGTTTCTTTTGTAATGATTTCTAGAACATTACCCATAGCGTCACGTTTAACAACGTAACGGTCAGGTCTGTATACTTTCATACCGCCCTTTTTAGGCATATATACAAGAGCATTACCTGTCACAATCAGAAGCTTTAGAGCTTCAAAGACAGGTACACGGATAGCTTTACCCTCAATCTCTTGCATTGCAGCACGTTCAATTCGTGCTAGTCCTTCTTCTACTTGACCACGATTATCACCAGCAATCTGCTGTAAATCAAAGTCATCAATAGTAAGTCTGAAGAATGGACTATTAGGAGGTAGTAGAGCCAGAAGCAATTTAGATGCGAGATTGTTTACACCCCTTGCCCCTATACCTTGATATGGTGTATTGTAGATACTTGAACTACTATGACCTTCATCTGGTAAAAGAGTAGGAATGGTAAGCCTTGCTGCTTCGCGTCCTCGTTCTAAAAAGGTGTCTCGCTCCCCTTCAAGTTGACTGTAGCGTTTAGCTACTTCACCTACACCTTGTTCCATTTAATTATCCTTTTGGAATGTTAAGCCCTACACCACCATCACCACCTACATTAGCTGCGGCTGGCTGTGTGATAAGGGCTTTCTTACCTTTTTTCTTAATACCTAACATGGAAGAAGTAGTAGCTATTTCTGTGCCATCATCTTCTTGCATACTTTTAGCAGCAGCAGTTACGGATGTAGGTTTAGTAGCAGCAGTAACAGGGCTAGATTTTTTCTTTTTAATAATACCGCCCATAACTACTCTCCTGTAGGTACTTGAACGCCAGAACCAGTACTACCTGTTTGTGTAGCTGTGTCCTGTAGTTCAATCTTCAGGCCTTTCTTGCCCTTTTTCTTTTTCTGTAATTGTGTTGATGTTAATTCTGTATCGTCCATCTCAATGTCAGGAGTCTTAGTAACAGCAGTTACTGGTCTCGCTGGGGGTGGGGCTGGACGAGGTGTTCTTCCCATTAAACTTCCCATTTAATCTTCCTCAAAATCGTTGTCTTGTAATTCATGTAACTTCTGTATCACAGACTGCTGACCCCTGAGGAAAGATAA